GATATTGACTGTTACATTATTAGCCATTGCTGCATAAGCCTGTGCTTGGCCTGTATATCGAGCAGCACTTAAATCAAAATTCCGTTGTTGAATAGCTGCTAAATCTGCTGCCGCTTGGCTTGACGATGCTGCCGCCGCTGCTACTGGTTTAACGACTGTCGCACCACCACCACCGCCGCTGCTGGTAACACTAGGCGCAGTAAATGTCGGAATTACTGGCGCTTTGGTTGTTCCGGTGCTAATCGATGGCACACTAATCTTTGGAGCGCTGATATTGCCGATGGTTGGGATGTTCGGTAATACCGGGATTGCATTATATGCACGAATAAGCACATTGATTGCGCTGATTGCGCCATTTACGACTGTGGTTATTCCACCAGCTACACGACCCAAAATATCAATTACGCCAGCCGCTACTTTGGATACCACATTCAAAGCACCGACAAATGCCACGCCGATGATTGGCAATACATAGGTTTGTATCAATTCACCAAATGCTCTAAATGATTCTTTGTTGCGCTCGATTGCATCCGCTACTGGTTTGAAGATATTTAAGAATTTACCGATGTTTGGGATGATTTGATTTACGACAATATCTACAAATTTTTCTAATACCGGGATGATCTTATAGCCAATGTTCTCTTGGAATTCTGCGAAAGCTTGCTTTAGACGATCAATGCGACCTTGATAAGTTTCGGCTGCTGCGCTAGCTGCGCCACTAAAACTCTTGGTAAGCATCGCTTGGACATCATCAAATGATTTGCCTTTGATTTCAGCACTTGAAAAACCAAGTCCAAGTCTAGTTAAAGCGGTAGTTTGACCATCGAATGCTTTACCTAGCGCATTGGCTACATTCTCGAGCGGAATACCGCGAGCTTTTGAAATATCTAGTGCTAGGCTTAATAACTCTTGCGCTTTGGTAACTGAATTGGTAGAGAGCGCCAAACGACCAAGCGCATTTCTCAAATCTGTATCTGCAACGCCAGTTGCTAACTGCATCTGGGTTATGTAGTCCTCGGTAGCCTTGATTTGCTTGCTGGTAGCCCCAGTCGCAGCTTCTAAGGCTTGCGCTAAACGCTTTTGTGCTGCTTCATCCTCGATCGCGGCCTTAACGCCATCTACCGCTAACTTTCCAGCATAAGCGGCTGCTGCTGCGGCTGCTGCGGCAAATGCGGCCGCCGCTGCCTTGCCAAATTTCTCTACCGATGCACCAAATGACGATACATCTTGCTCGCCAGCAGCTAATTGTTTATTTAACTTATCAACATCTGCAAGGATTTTAAGCGTAAGCGTTCTAGTATCTTTTGCCATTACTTAGCCCAATCCTCAATAATGTTATCAAATGCCTTTTGCCATTCAGACACAATATGCGGCTGGATTTGGCGTAGGGTTGGATAGATAAAATAACCTGTGCCGCCCTTACCTGTGCGCCCAGAATAAACCGGAAATTGCTTAAAGCGCTTTGATCCAAATTCTAGGCCAGGCCATAATTCTCTGGTATTACCGCCACCTGATAAGCGTTGGCTGGCAAAACCATATTTCAATTCACCGATAACCGATGTCTTGGATACTTTCACACCATCAACTAGGCGTTGAATAGCGCCAGCAGATTTGGTGCGACCATAACCTGCTTGCTTAATTCGATCGGCGGCATAAGTAGCCAAAGAGTTGGATGTTTTCTTAGCTTCCTCTTTGGCGTTATCGCCCATTACATTAAAAGCCTTGATCGCATTGCGGAGTTCGGATTTATCGAACGCCATTGCGGTTTCGTTCATCCTGCTCCTTCAATAACTCGACTGCGGTTAAAACATCCTCGGCGGTTTCCCAGTATTGCATCGGTATCCCGGTTGCAATCGCTAGTTGAACCAGTATTCGGCTTACTGATCCGACTGGATGGCTTTTGGGTCATCATCACCGACTAATACATCGGTGACTGTTTCCATCCAGATTTCATAGGATTTAACTGGCTTGCCAGCCGCTTCGCGTTTCATAGCGTTATATGCTAAAAACATTAAATCGGATATTCCGATGCCATCTTTAGCTTGAGCGATGGTTTTGCCAGTCTTAATTTCCCACTTAGCCCACTCTGGCGGAGCGGCTACATAAGTAGCCTGCTCCCCAGAGTTATATTCGATTGTGATTGGTAACTTCATGCTCTCGATTTCCTACTCTTAACTAAATGTTTCGCTTGGTGTTCCGACGACTAGCATTGACCAAGTATCGGTTTGCGCTCCTGGAGCTGCACCGCCTGCGCTTGGGAATACTGGCAAAACATTAAATGCAAATACTGCGCCTGTTGCAGCAGTTAGAGATACTGCAAGGGTTGTGTTTGGTGCTGATTCTGCGGCTGCCCACATTGCCTCAAATAGAGATGAAGTTGCGCCCCAGTCAGATAGAAGCTCAAGGTTTAGTGTCCATTGATCGTCTGTGTGCTTGTATGCCTTGCCATCCAATGTCTGATAAACATCGATGGTCGGGCTATTTGAAAGAATCGCGCTAGTAGTCTGCGCATCGTAGTTAGTGCTAGCGATGGTTAGAGTAATATCGCGACCAGTTATTACTGATGTTGGCATTTTGCTCCTTTTACGATTGCGTGTAGTGCTTACTAACGCGAATATCTGAAGCCAGCATTGTGCTGGCCCCAATCTCTGTAACTGTCGGTCTTTGGACTGTATCTACTTCCCATCCTGCCGGGATAGCCTGAACGACCGAGATTATTAACTGCTCCAGGTTATCTAATGCAGCAGGATTTGAGTTATATGCAACTAAACATGAAACTGTTAGATTTACTTTGCAATGAAAACTGGTTTTGCCGATTGTATCGAATTCTAAATACGGCGCATCTGGAACTAGAACGACTGCTGGCGGAATGATTGCTTCCGGGACATGATTATAGACATTGGCAGCGACACCAGCTAAAGCAGTTGCAAGTGCGCCTCGAACATCGGCAGATATTGTGGTTGGCATTATTGAGCCAGCGTTTCTACATCCAAATATGGCCCAAGTAAGCCAACGCATCGGTTAAATAATGATCTACCCATACGGAATGGCGTGGCGGTAAAATCTACGCCTTCGATCTGTCCGCCTGGTGCTACTCGGCTTTGAAAAATCTCAACCGCGACTGCTAATACCGCAGCTTCTACGGATGAATTGCCGACATAAGTCGAAGCGCCAGATAGTTTTGCCTTACCACTTGGAATCACATTGGCTTCCTCGACATCTGCGTTGGTAATGTCGCAGGTAAATGTATAAAGCCCTAAACCATCCTCATTAACTGTTCGCGTTCCGTTAAATGGTGATCCGCATCCAGTAATAATTACTGATTGGCCTTCGGTAAATTCGTGAATACCTACTGTTTCAAAGTAAGCGACATTATCAGTCAGTTTTACCTTCTGAACTGGTGCTTCAAAAGATACGAGCATTGGCAAAATCGTATTTTCAGAAGCATCGACAATATCCTCTAAATAAGCATCGTTATATAGGGATGACGATACGCCAAGTATGCTCCGCAGTTGAGCCGCAGTTACAATGCTTGGCATATCGTTCCCTTCTTTCGACCTACTGCCTAACCCCGAGAGCTAGGCTAGGCATGATTAGACTGATTGGTTAAGTGTGAATGCTCCGCCAGCGGTTAAAGTCGCAGTTGCGCCATATCCGTAATAGCCGACTTCTACTTGACCTGTTCCTACGATATTGGTGCGTAGCTGAAGTGGTCCTGCACCTTCATACCAAACAAATGAATCACGATTAACCATGATAATTGAATCGTCACCAGTGCCGGTGATGAATGGATCGACATAAACTGGCAATCCCATAACTGTTCCTGCTGGTGAGCCTGGCTCGATTGAACCAAGTGCGTTGGTTGGTGATCCAGCGACATTGAATAGTGGTCGTTTTGATGAATCAGTAAGAGCGATAAGAGCGCCCCATTGATCTGGTGTTACAACGATTCCGGTTGGGAAGCGCTTGGTTGCATTGTAGATAGACGCAGCACCGCGTGAGATAAATCCTGCGAATTCATCGCCATCGAATGGCAGAGTGATTACTGTTGAATCAAGTGTGCCAGCTTGGATAGCAGTTGCTACTGCGGTGTCGGTTGCCTTTGCATAAGCGTTTGCCATCAAGCGGACTAACTCATCAAAGAATGCTGGTGAAGTGCGATCCAAAACTTCAACATCGAACTTCTGCATACCTGCATATTTCTTGACTGATACTGATAGATATTCGATTTCTACCTGTGTATCAGAGAATGCGCCCTTCTCGGCTGCTTCTGCAACTGTTGGAGCGGTCTTAACGCGTGGAATTTCAAAAGTCATACCAGCAGCAGGCAAAGTAGCTGTGCGGATAGCTGAAATCGATGGGCGGACATTTGTTGTCTTTGGATCCCAAATTGTTGAAAGCTGTGGAGTTGGAACTAAGCCTGCAACTTCAGTGGTGGTGGTGTCGGATGCTGCTTGAACATATTGACGAGATAGATCATCACCTAGAGCAGCACGAACTGAATGCTCTAGATAGGATGCTGGTGAATTGATTGGTGAGCGTAACTTGGTATGCGCTACTGGAGCGGATGCCACGATTGTCGGCTCAACCTTTGCAGCTTCTACCGCTTCATCGGCAGGAGCTGGAACGGTAGTGTCGGACACTGGTTCTCCTTCGGTTGTGTTATCTGAAACCTCTTTAGTTTCAGAATTATTTGGGTTTGAATCGCTTGGCACGATATTTTCGGTTGCTGCGACCTTCTCAACGCGAGCCGACTGAATAGCCGGGTCGGTTACTAATGAAACTTCCTGGATACGAGCGGCAGTAATTTGCATTACGCCATCGACTACTTTGTAATCCTCAATAAATGCTCCAACGCTAAAACCATCTCTTAAACCTTCAGATGCTTCTAGTAATGAATCATCGCCAGCGATCGTGCCAGCTACTTTAAATGTAGCATCGATGCCTTCATCGTGGATCGAGTAAGTTAGTAACTTTCCGATTGGTCGAGTGCGATCATGCTCAAGTAAAAGTTTGGTGGTTTTGTTGAACTTTAATGAATCGGCTGCAAAAATTGTAGGGCCGACTGAAGTATTGCCTTTTTCGCCAAAAGTAACGATGCGACCAGATAAGGTGCGAGCGTTGGAATCGGCGGCAGTTAGATTAACCGAGAAATTTACTTTCATCGAATTAAGTCCTCCTCCTCTTGAATTTGCTCAACGCTCATTGCGCCAAGTTGGTTAAGTATCTGATAAACCTGTGCGCGTTCAAGTGCTGATCCGCGTAGGAAATTGTCTAAGTCAAATCTGGTTTCGGTGTTGAGCGTTGCAAAATCTGGCATTGAGAGCCTTTGCTCAATCGGTATCAGGATATTGCGAACGCTAAAATCAATTAAAGCCTTACGCTCTGAAACGGCATTTGAATAAGTCATTGTCGTTGTTTCAGACGATAAGAAATAAGCCGGGATGCCTGTGGCTCGAGCCAATTCGAGCGATACATATTGGCGAGCTTCATTTAATTGCAATTTGGTTGGATCAATACCCAAAACCTGCAAATCGATATCCGCATTTAGGAACGCAGTCGAATTGGTTTTGCGTGATTGATTCCAGGATGATAAAAGTTTAGTAATTCTTTCAGCAGTTAAATTAGTGCCATTTGACTTTAGCGCCATAGTTGGAACTGGTGATTGTGCAAATGCTTCTGCTGCTCGCTCGAGTGCAATAGCTGCGCGAATTGTGCGACCCGCACGACTTAATAAGCCTTCATCCATTCCATAGAATGTAATGATTGAACCAACGCCCGATGCTGGTGCTATTTTGCCATCTAGTTGATAGGCAATGATTTCGGTTGAATCAGCATTGTATTTTGGAGTAACGCGAGATGGTTCTACGCGAGTGTAATCTGCAATTCTGCCATCTGAATATAAAGCATTTACGACTGCATACGACACGCCATAAAATAATAAATCCTCGGCCTGCCATACTCGGACATAAGAACCGGGAACGCGTTGATCTGGCTGATTTATTACGCGAAGTGGCTCAATATGCGCCCCGGTCATCTTATTATACTGTTCTAATGGTAACGATGCCACGATTCCGCAGATAATATTTCGCGCACGAGCGATTGACGGAACGCTCATCGCAGTATTGCGATCAACTGTATAAAGCGGAGTTAAATAAAATGTATCTGGGTTATTAACTGGCACACTAGCTGCATCAACGACATTTGTTGGTTCAGGTGCGCGTAAAATGAAATTATCCAAGAAGCCCATTAGCGTAAATTATAGGCTAAGTCAAGTTATTCTACAAATATGTCTATTTCGGACTGTGAGCGTGTCGCATAACTTGATACCATGCTGGTAGCGACTGCTGCCGCGATTGTGGCATTACTGACTTTGCGACCCATGATCCAACCCCCATCGCCTTGTGGCAATTTAACGGCTGATAGGACTTGTCGAGTTAATTCGGGTTGATTGAAGTGTTGTAATCTCTTCGCAGCTACCGCCGATAGCATCATGTCGCAAGCTTGCGCGTAATCGATGCCGTCTATTGGTTCGGTTGATATTCCTGCTGGTTTTAATCTAGCCGCTACTGCGCCTGAAGTCCTAGCAGAGTAAGCGACCACCTGGGTATTGAATTTTTTAACCCAATCGGCAATTTCATTTGCTAACTGGCGATCATCTAAGGTTTTTTCATTTGTCCAGGTTGATAGGAGTGCAACCTTGAAATGACCCTCGTTACCTTCGATTTTCTGACCAGCCACCAATGCTGCCGACTTTCGATCGGGAGTTAAATCGATAGCCATCCAGGTATCTGCCTCTGGGTCAAGCTTTGCATCACCTCTGCTGCAAGCCGCCCATAATGTCGGGTCAAATACCGGGTTACTTGTCGTTACCCAGGTGGTCAAGACTTCGGTGCGAATTGTAGTTTCATCATCCGACAAAACTGCTCTGATATTGTCTGCATCAATGGTATGTCCAAGTGACGGATTGGCCATTGCGATAGATTCCCAAAACTTCGGGTTATCGGCATCGATCGGCACATCCGCTAAACCTGACCATTCGAAGTAGCCAAGTCCTTCAGATTTATTCATAGCGATATTGGCTAAGGCTTGTTCTCTAATTCGGTTCAGAATTAGCGAATGTTGGTCACCAGCCGAGGAATACAACCAAAGTTGGGGATTCTTAGCAGACATTTGCGCATAGCGCATAGATGACCAAACATCGTCATCGTAATACTCTCTGACTTCATCCATATGTACGACATCAACCGCAGCTATTCCTCGAGCGCTTGCATTATTGGCTCGGATCAAGTAGCGAGCGCCATTACGCAGCCGCAGCTCTTGAGAGCCTTTGGATTCGATTTTCTTAACTAACTCGCCAGATAGTTTCGGACTTGATTCAATGATCTCAAATATCTTGTAAAAGATTTCAGATGAAGTGGTCAATTTGTGGGCTGTGCCGACTTGCATTTTCTCATCCCATAAGAACATCCCGGTCAAGATGCGTAAAGCCATAAAAGAACTTTTGCCGTTCTGCCTGGATACCACCAAAGTATTAAGCTTGTTGATCCATTTGCCAGTCTGCGGATCGTATTTATGGCCATGTTCTGCCAACCATTGTTGCCAGGGAAGTAACGGCCAGCCGATTTCCTCGCAGAATTCAACCATCTCCTTACCTTTTGATGGATAATCATTCAAGGGAGTGTGAATTCTGGGTCTTAAAACCCCCTGCCTGGCGTTTTGAGAGCCAAATGGGTCTATCTGGACTAATTCAGTCATAACTAGGTCTAAAGAGCCTTAAAGTGGTCTATACGGCTATTTTCGGGCATAAAAAGAACAT